AAAGGTCAGGTGGTCCAGATGGAAACTAGGGCACTGGGGACCATGGGTGTGGATTCTGGGAAGCTGGTGGGCTATGCAAGCGTGTTTGGTCCACTGTCTGAAGATCTGGGCGGGTTCAGGGAAAGAATCGCACCGGGGGCATTTAATCGAACATTGAAGAACAAGTCTGATGTGCGGGCACTGGTGAACCATGACAGTACTATGGTCTTGGGAAGGCGACAGAATGACACCTTGCAACTGTCTGTGGACAGCACAGGACTAAAGGTCACGATTAACCCACCATCCACCAGCTACGCTGCAGACCTGATGGAACTGGTTAAACGGGGTGATGTGTCCCAGATGTCATTCGGATTTATTGTCACACCTGGTGGGGAATCATGGGGTGTGGAAGACGGTGTAAAAATCAGAACTGTATCTGATCTGGAACTATTAGAAGTTTCAGTGGTGTCCATTCCAGCCTATCCTGACACCACAGTAGCTGTCAGGGGGCTGGGTCTGTGGGAGTCTGACAGACTGCAACAGCGTCTGCAGAATCGGGGGAATCGGATAACATTACTGCAGCTGATGCTGCCGGGGGGCTGAACATGACTGATCGACAGAAGCTGGCAACACAGCGTGCAGGGCTGGTTAAGCAGGCTAAAAGCTTGCATGACCTTGCATCACATCGGGAATGGACACCGGAAGAATCCGCTAAGGTGGATGATATCGTGGCACAGATTCAGGCACTGGATACCAGGCTGACCAGTGCAGAAGAAGCAATCGCAGCAGATCCAGCAGAAGATGTTATGGCTGATATGCCAGAACCAGATCCAACTGCTGCACCTGTTCCAGATCCAACTCAGCAGAACAATCTGGCACGCCGGATTGAAAAACTGGAAGGACTATTGGTGTCCAATCGTCGCACTGCACCTGCACCACTGGGTTCCCCTGCTTTTGTTAGGGATCTGGATGATCGTCGTCTTGAATCAGATCGAAGGTCTGCATTGCAGGGATGGTGCCTGGGCCGTGAAGCCACTGCACAGCATCGGTCAGCTGCACAGCGAACAGGTCTGGATCTGAACAATGATCGACTGGTGTTGAAGCGATCCGCACAATCCACCACCTCTGGTGCAGGTGGTTACACCATTCCCCAGGGTTTTCTTGCAGAACTGGAAAAGAAATTGTTGTACTACAACAATCTTCGCAGTGTTAGTCGCGTTATTCGCACTGACACCGGAAACCCACTCCCATTCCCTGTCACTGATGACACCGGGAACCCAGCAACAGTGGGTGCAGAAAACACTGCACCATCAGAAACAGCCATGACCTTCACACAGGTCCTGCTGGGGTCTTATCGTTATGAATCTCTGGTCCTGACCAGCAATGAACTTTTGCGGGATTCAGGTCTGGATCTTGCATCAGAAATCGGTGGTATGTTGGGTGAACGTATTGGGCGCAAGGAAACCACGGATTTCACAACTGGAAACGGCACCACAGCCCCAGAAGGTGTTGTCACTGGATCCAGTGCTGGTGTCACTGGTGCAACCACCACCACCATCACTCTGGCTAACATCATGGGACTTATCGGTTCCCTTGATTATGCATACCAGCAGGGTGCAAGTTTCATGATGCATCAGGCAATCTGGAACACGATTCTGCAACTGGCTGACAGTCAGTCCAGACCATTGTTCCTTGACCTGTTGAACGGGAATGCACCTAAGCTGTTGGGTTACCCAGTGGTCATCAATAATGCGATGGCTTCAAGCATTGCAGCCAGTGCTAAAACCATTTTGTTTGGTGATTTCAGCAAACACATGATCCGTGATATCGGTGATATTGAAATCATCCGATTGAACGAACGGTATGCTGATAAGTACCAGACTGGTTTCCTTGCAATCAATCGCTGTGATGCCAAGGTCATGCAATCCAGCGCAATTAAGCGGATTACCCAGCCTGCATCATAAGGTGATCCATGAAAGTTAAAGTCCTGATCCACTGTGTGGGTACTCATGAAAATCACTGGCCTGGTACTGTCATTGACGTACCAGACAGCGATGGACAGAGGATGCTGGATGCAGGGCTAGCAGAACTGGTGGTGGTTTCAGCAGTGGTTCCTACCATTGCTGAAACCCCAGAATCTAAGCGTAAAAAGAGGTTTGAATCCCGATGAACCTAAAGGTGTTGGCCCAGCCTGCTGTGGAACCCTGCACCTTAGCAGAGGTGAAAGCCTACTGCCGTGTTGACAGCACAGATGATGATTCCACCATTGCTGGGATCATGGCTGCAGCCAGAGAATACATTGAAAGACATACTAAAAAGACTTTAATTTACACAGCTTACAGATTGACACTAGACACATTCCCATATTGGGAAGACATTGAATTACCTAGAATTCCAGCCATTATTGCACCATCTGCGACAATATCTGGTGTCAATTATGACACACCCAGAATCAGATATTGGGATGGTGATGGTAACCAGCAGACCATGGTTGTGGATGTGGATTATGAATTACTGCTGGATGATAACCCACCCAGAATAGTTTTACCTGCAATGATGCTGTGGCCTATTACTCTGATTTACCAGCGAGGTTCAGTAGAGGTGGATTTTGTTGCTGGGTATGGTTCTGCACCTGGTGCAGTCCCACCACTCCTGAGAATGGCTGTCAAAATTCTGACAGCTCACTGGTATGAACACAGGGACGCTGTGGGTTCCTATGGCACCGAGGTTCCCTTGGCACTGGCTAACATTCTGTCCCTGCATGATTCAGGGGGTTACAACTAATGCCCCTAACTAGCATAGGCTCCATGAGACACAGGCTAATCCTACAGTCCCCCACAGACACTGTGGACAGCTATGGACAGTCCATCAGAAGCTGGACCACCTACACCACGGTGTGGGGACAGGTCATCGCACAGGGTGGGACAGAGGTTCAGCAGGCTGGACAGCTGTCTGGTCTGGTCACATACCAGGTAGTCATCAGAACCCTGTCAACAGTTGGGATGACACACAGAATGATCTGGGAAAACAAAACCCTGAACATCCAGTCTGTGATTCCACTGGATGGGGAAAGAAAGTTCATCAGAATCGTGGCTATCGAGGAACAGCCCTGATGGGTAGACCATTCGGTATAGATCTGCATGTGCAGGGGCTGGATCTGATGAAAAGGATTCTGGGAGACTTCCCAAAATCCTTGAATGCAGCATTCAAACGGTCTGCAACCATGACTGGAAGAATAGTAAAGAATGCAGCAAAAGCACGGGCACCTAGCAGAAAGAAATCCATCAGGATAGGTAGCAAAAGTGTTGCCATGTATGGCACTTCTGGATCACTTAAAAAGTCTATAGACAATGTGGCAAGAAAGCCCAAAAACGCACAGGGCACATCCACATGGATCGGGATAATCGGTGCAAGAAAAGGGATGGGGGCTGTCGGGTGGGTCAAGTGGTACAAACGAGCTAAGGGTCAGCCAACATACAAAAACACCACGGTTTCCATTGAACCCAGCAGGTATTCCCATCTGGTAGAGAATGGGTCCATGAACAAGCTGTGGCGCAGTGGGCGCATGGTACAGGTTCCAGCTAGACCATTCTTAAGACCAGCGATGGATGCTTCAAAATCACAGGCTGTTTCCATCACATCAGACAGTGTCAATAAAGAAATTGAAAAGCTGGTCAAGTCTGGGAAAGCCTCCCCTGTCAGTAATGGGGAAACATCATGAGTCTATTGGGAAAGGTACTCAGGAGCTACTTGACAGCACAGACAGGGTATGCAGCAACCATACCTGGTGGGATCAGTCCAGAGGTCACAGGGACTGGTCTACCACTACCATTCGTTCACTACGCTGGTGTGTCCAGACAGCGAACACAGCTGGTAGGGAATACCAGCATTTACTACACTGAACGGGTGACATTCGCCTGTGCAGCTACCACCAGATCTGGTGTTCAGACTGTGGTGGACTGGATAACATCAAAAATTGCACTGGCTTCTACACGGACTGTTATGTCTGGTGTCACTGTCCACACACTACGGGTGGATGACGAAGGGGACATAGCTGAATTCCTTGCAGACGGTGCAGATGAACCAGTCCGAACCACGACAGTGGATGTAATAGGGTCCTATGAAATAACATAAGGGGGTGATCCATGGCGATTCAGTTTCCAGCGGGTGCAGTGGCTTCAATTGCCACGTTGACATCAGGTTCACCTGGTGCAGCTACAGTCCTAACTAATGTAAAAAGTATCGGTGGGTCTGCTGTTACGCGTGCAATGGCTGATGTGACAGCACTGGGTGACACCACATTGCAGCGGTTACCCAGCAGGAATGATAAAGGTACACTACAGATTACTTTTTATCTGGATGACACAGCCACAGCCAGTAATCAGATAACTACCCTGAAAACACGATTGACTTCTGGCACACACAGCAGAATCACTGTGGACCTGTCCACGGGTTCTACTGTTGATGACCTGTTCCGATATGATGGGTATGTCACAGAAGTAGGTGAACCAGAAATTGCAGCGTCTGATGATGCATTACAGTACACGGTTACCTTGCAGCGATCTGATAAGTACTAAGGGGTGATGTATGGGTCTGAACAGGGAACAGCTACTAGCACAGGCTAGGCCCAAAATCATAGAAGTCCCAGTTCCAGAATGGGGTGGGACTATTCATTTAAGGGATATCACAGCTGGTCAGAGGGACCAGTATGATGGTTACCAGATCGACCAGCAGGGGCAGAGTAAGTACACAGATTTCAGGGCTAGACTTCTGGTCCTGTCGATCTGTGATCAGGATGGAAACAGGCTGTTCACAGATGCAGAGGTGTCCACCATCAGCAGTCTACCAGCACATGTGGTGGACAGACTGTGGGACCAGGCTGCACTGTTATGTGGATTGAAGACAGAGGAAGTGGAAAAAAACTAAGAAAAAGACCAGTCAGGCGGGTGATGTTTCGCCTGGCTGGTCATCTGGGCTGCACTGTTTCCGAACTAGAACAGAGGCTGTCCAGTTCTGAATTAACCGAATGGGTAGCACTGGCTTGGCTAGACCCATGGGGAGAGTACAGGGCTGATGTTCGGGGGGCTGTTGCTGCATGGGCTAGTGTGGCTGCATGGTCATCACAATCTAAAGTTCAGGACTTTTTACCTGCTGATCCATGTGCAATCCCAGAACCAAAAAGTGTAGAATCTAGACCAGCAGAACAGAAAAAAGT